GGTAAATAGAGCTGGGCTCAAGAATCCATTCGCTATCTATGCGAGAGGCTCCAGCGGAGTCCTTGCCTGTTCCCACATAAAAGGATTCTACTAAGGTTCCGTCAGTACTGGTTACCCCAGAGGTTATGGTAGATAGCGGGGTGGTGGCGGAATTAAAGTTTTTATTGAATATTGGAATAGTTGTCCCTCCGGTGAAAGTGGCATCTTTGTATAGGTCTACTCTGGCCGATCCATCGAACACATCACAGCTGATGATTAAGTGCGGACGGTCGGTGGTTGTGACGAAAGCATATTTAAGGGTAGAAGTTCCCAAAGCTACCATCTCTAAGGCTTTAAAGGTATTCCCCTGATGGATTTGATGGTGCGTATGACTTATAGTAACCGGATTGTCGAAGAACGGATCGGTAGGACCAATCTGCACATTCAATGCATCCAAGATAGAAGGGATTTCGCTCCTAGCCTCAATCAAATCAGTTAAAAGGGTAATCAATGCTTGAATAGCTGCATCATTAACTGGTTGAATATCTGTTATATTAGCTTTTAATTCCAATTCTGTCAAGAGGTTAATTTGACCCTCTTCGGTAGCCGGATTGATGGTACTTCCTGCGATATCTGCAAGTCGGGTTTGTTCATAGCTGCTCATATTATAACATAGCCTCCGATGGTTGGGCAGAGTTGGACCGTAGTCCATTGGAAGTCGAGCTCCTTGCTTGCATCGTCTTGAATCAGTTCGCCAGCCTGCGGAAGGATGGTTATTATCCCGGTTCCGGTATTGGTTATGGAGAGAACTGAATCCCGTTGCGCAGCGGTTTGCAGGGTTATAGTAATCGTCCCGGAAGCCATTACATGCTGAGTATCATTGTCGATTGAAACATCAGCATCTGTTATGGTGACATTTGAGAGAAATTCCAGCGATAATCCGACCTTCTGCTCTAGCAACTGTAAGAACCGATACCAACTCCTGGAAATGTTGCCAGAGCGTTCATCGAGGAACTTTTCCCTAGTAGAAGGAATTTGAGTTATCATGTCCGAGCCTCCGTTGCTTGTAGTTCAGCTCCCATTATCGCGATTTTAACCGGATCTGTCCCAGATATCTCATATATCCTATCACGGCCCCTGCCTAACCTCCTCCAGATAACCCGGTGGGAAGTATCTCCGATAGCACCTAGGGATATTCCAAGAGTATTCCAGTGGTTATTGCTCCAAGTATGCCCACCGTCGTCTGACCACCGCAACATTATCAGAGCCTCATCGCCTTGCTGCGGGGCGGTTAGGCCAACGCCGGTTTCGCAATCTAACTGCAATTGGTGGTGGACAAGGCGCTTGAGGCTATTTTCCCCGGTTGGCAGAGCGCGCCAGGACCTAAGCCATTTCTGAATCCCGCCGTTATCGGAATAGGTTTCCAGGTCCAGGGTGTATACGTTACCATTTTCGAAGTCCCCAACATACACTTCATTGTTGAATACCATCTGGGAGTTGCCTCGGTGGCGGGTGAATTCACCAAGGTCAGAGTACCCTGCCCTCTCGTGCCAGATTCCAGTTGCAACATCAAATGCGAAGGTGCGGTTTTGCGTTGGGAAGTTCAATACATAGAAGGAATGACCCGCTTGTTGGTAGGTGTAGGCGGAGCCTTGAGAGATATCCGGGAATGTTTGGATTATTGATTCGATGGAATGGTCGGAGACTCTCTGTGCTGCATACCCGTTCGCGCGATAGACAGTGCCGACTCCGCGAGCGTCTGAGCCGAGCCAGAACAGGGAGTTATCCAAGCGCGCGATGGAGTGCGGGGCCAGGCAACCCACCTCTAAAAAAGCTCCTTGGATGCGGGCGAGTGGGAAGTCCAACGCACCGGAGTTGTAGAAAACTTCGACAGAGTTTTCTCCAAATATCCAAGCTTCACGGTGATCTACGGCTATAGCAGATACATTATCCGGGTTGCCCTCTGCGGAGGCGAATTCCAGTGGATCGATGGAAGTGCCGTCTAGTAGGCTGGTGACCCAAAATCGCTGAGAGTCCGGTTCGTTGAATACAAAATACCCGTCCAAGTAGCCAACAGTAACTGCACCAGGGAAGTCAGGATCTGTTATCTCTGCGAATATCCCAGTGGAAATGTTGTAAATAAATCCATCTGGGTTGCAGGCGATAAAGATCTGCGTACCGTTGTCGGCTAAGGAAACAGGGCCGGTGCCGGTTATGGTGCCCAGAAGAATCGGAATGAGATTGGAGGTTAAGCGGTAAAACTGCAGACCTGAGGCGATATAAGCTGAAGTTCCTACTCGAATCATCCCGCGGATCGGTCCCAGGCCAACCTCCGCTTTCAGCAACAACCCCGGACACCTCGACAGAAACCCCGGCTCCTTCCCACCTTCCGGAATAATCTCTGGATACAGGTTAATCATTCGGTTATCAGCAGCATTGACTGACCTAGCTACGAACTGCCCGCCAAGAATTGGAGTTTTCATTTATCTCTGCCTTATTATTTGTTGAGCGGGGGGGATATCGAACTCGGATATCGGATATCTCATACGACGCTCAGCGTCCGTTAGTGTTCTTCTGGAGTGGGTTAGACGAGCTTCAGCTTCTCCCGATAATCTCTTATACATAGCAAGTGCGTCAGCGTCTGAGAAACCTTTTCGTTTGAATTCCTTCAGATTCCCTCCTCTAGGGAGGCCTTCTTGAGTCTGCACTCCGTGCTGGAGTTCGTGACTGGCTACGGTCTTAGCTCCAGAGATAGTTGGAGATTTGACTACAAGTGCGTTTTTACCATGGTCGAAGAACCCGGAGAGCTTAGGATTCTGCGACCCTATGTCGATGTTTGTTTTTACCTTAAGCAATTCAGGATAGGCTTCGAAGAGTGCTGGATGGGAGATAGTTCCTGTTCCTTCCGGAGAGAGTCTCATACCAGCGTCGCTTATCTCCATTCGGGGCTTTTTATCCGCGAAGCCGAAGGTAGTGCCGAGCTTGTTCCAAATGGTTTTATCTGGCACTCCTTCCAACTTCATCTTCTCCGCGGCTTTCAATACATCGGATTTCCCGAGCTTAGCAATCCCCTTCGCGCCGATGAAAGTTCCCATACCTAGAGAGAGTTCAACAACAGAGTCTGCGATGAATTGGTTCTCTTCAGGGGTTAGTGGACGCTTTTCCTTTTTAGCCTGCGCGAAGATCTTATTGGAGATTGAGAGGTTGTTCCAAGGGGAGGTTATAGACTCCGCAGCGCCCCCGACAGCACTTTTGAGCTGACTTAACTTCCCAGGCCGGAATCCACCGCTGGTAGGCGCCCCTCCTTGAACCAATGTTGACTCGGTGGCTTGTTTATGCAAAGAGTTAAATGGCATATTAATAGTTCCCGGAAAAGATATTAAATCGCTCTTGTTTGCCCAACAGGCTCGCAGGCAGCGCCATTATATCCTGCGGGGAGTTGTTAGCCTTTAGAACCCGCTTGGAGGTCATAGCAAGGCGCTGGGTGGATGCCGGAGGTTCCAGGCCAAACTCCATGCAGATTTCACATGCGAGATTGTAGATAAACGCGCGCATATAGCCAGGAGGAACTATAACATCGGTTACGAGATCGGAGAGCTGGGCAAGTTCGGTTATCGAGATGAAATGGAACTCCAAGTCTTGCGTAGGAACTGGATACAGCTCAACTGTAATATCCGGCACATTCATGTTTATGTGCATTAGCTGCGGATAGGTAGAGGTTACCGTTTTCAGGGCGATTGCGTTGTATTGCTCTTCGTTTATGATCTCCAAGCCATAGCTGATACCTGTTCCTGGGTCTTTGAAATAGGTGGAGTCATCTACTTTCTGCGGACGGTTGCCGGAGAGGTCTCCAGAAGGTCCGATGGTACGGGAAAGAGTGTTAGCTGGCCAGGTGAAGATTTGATCTTGAGTTGAGAATACGGATAAGCGCTCGGCCGACCAGGAATCCAGCATACTGTTAAAAGCTTGTAGGATATCGGCAGATTCATCGGCAGATGGAGTTTCTCCGCTGGCGAGAATCCCACCACACTTCCGCATAGCTGCGTTGATTATTTCACCAGATGTAAGAATCATCGAAGACCTCCAAGGCCCCCGGTTAAGGGGGCTGAGTGTTATTAGCTAACGCGATATGCGGTCCAAGCGGCGGTTCCTGTTTTCCGGAATCTCCAGGTTCCAGATGAACCAGCTGCGGTTGTGATCGGCAAGGTTGCCATACCTACTAGGGTGATGCCGGTTCCAACGGCCACAGTAATAACGCCGGTGGAAGTTCCAAGGTTGATAATAGTGAGGTCGAAGGTTGTGTTGACCTTTCTATTGGGGATTGCCGCGTCCAACAGAGCCGCGGTTGGCAGGGTGTAGGTTGCGGCGGTGGTTGAAGGGTCGCCTACCAACACCTTCCCTAATACTTGCGCAACGGTTAAAGTTGCGGTGGCGGTTGCGGTTTGCGGTGCGGGGAGAACTCCGGTGAGTACCTCTGCTTCCCTTCCGTCCCCTACCTGCATTCCTGTTCCTGCATATGTGATATCACTTGGTGCTGCCATGATTATTGCTCCTTATATATTCCCATCGGACTTGACAGAATCAGGTCGCGATACGATGAATTGATAGTCGCCGGCGACAGCGGTGAGGTCGCCCGCGGTTGGGTTGGAGAAGGTTATTCCAAGGGTATTGGCTGCGGTTACCCGTGCGCTGGCTACTACTATGCCAGCGGTTTGGGCGGCCACACTCGATATCCCGGAAATAACATCCCCGACTCGCAGACCGTTTACGGTGAAGGTCTGCTCAACGGAAGTCACATCGTCGGTTTGTGCTGGAGTTAATGAAACCACAACAACCGACGCGGTGACTATGTTACCAAGAACATAACTCATTGATTACCCCCAGAGCCTGACGCCGAGCTCAGGACGAAGAGTTTTAATTCCATAGAGGACGTCGATACGGCAGGGCAGACGATCATTGTTGATATCGTACTGACGCACTATACGCATTGAGATTCCGTTGTGGACTTGGCGGGATGCCATATCGACGCCCTGAGGCATAAGGAGGTCGGCGGTGGCCAGGGTGAAGGCGTTCTCATGGAAGACTAGGTTCTGCGGGTAGACTCCGCTGGTTGCGCCCATGAAAGTAAGGGCTGCTGAGGCCTGCGGAAAGGCGTTGACGGTGGCCAGTGCGTGCTCCGCGGTGTAGATTGGTGGGGAGATTGACAAGGTTCCAGAGGTTGTGGAAGAGATGTCAAGGTCCTCGGTTACTACGAATTGCTGCAAAGAGCCGGTGGAGACGCGGGACTGCGGGTTTACGCTGTAGACATTCGCAATGGTGAATACATCCCCGACCTTAAAAGTTGGGGAGCCGGAGGTGAAAGTTATAGGGAGAGTTGCCTGTCCCTGCGTGGTGATGGTTGCTGCGTTGATTGGTGCAGTTGGAGTGGTTCCGCGGGTATGGGTAGAGATCCCCTGCCCCATTGAGATTTCATTGTAGCCGAGGACGTCCGATCCCATCATGCCGGTACGGAATTGCTTGGAGATGGTAGAACCGGAATGGAACAAGCCCTTCATACCTTCGACCAGGGCGGCGTTGGCTGCGGGATTGACCACAGCAATTCTCGGGTCCATCATCGCATTGATCTCGTTGAGCTTCTGCTGAGCCTGCAGCAGGACGAGGGAAGTTGACGGAGTTGTGCCGGGAGTGCCGACTGATTGATACAGGGATTTATAGACAGTCTGCGCGATATCCGATTCAATGCTGGCTGCGAGCTGAGAAATCCGAGGCTTGAGTTTGCGCTCTGCGAAGTCATCGATGTTCATCTTGAGCTCGGCAGTGGTGAAATTCAAACCAACGTGCTTTTGGTTGGTGAGGGTCATGGTGGTGAACTGCTCGTTGTCGTCCTGCACGCCGAGGGCCGCACCATCGGTTACCAAGCACCGATCAGGCAAGCGAACTCGCAAGGAAGAGCCGATCTTCGCGCCTTCTACTGCGAAAGCGGAATCGTATTGCCGATTGATGTTTCGGATTAAGGGGGAATTCATTTCAAGTATATCAAGGCACTTGAAAGTGATCATGTCGATTGTTAAACTGGTATTAGCCACGGAAAATCTCCTTATTTGTAACCTTTAGCGGCCAGCAACTTTGCCCGACGAGCGCGATCTTTAGTGATCCACTCTGTTGCGGACATCGTTGTTGAGCTGCGTGGGTCGGTTGTATCGTATGCAGGGACGGTTGTTTTTGCCCCTGCGATTGGCTTGATTGGTGCGGGTGCGGAGGATACTTTCTTTACCGCCGGTTCTCCTGCCTCCAACCTTGCCTCTAGTTTGCCGAGTTCTTTGATCTGCATCATAGGCGGCAGTTTGAATATACGTTCCGCCTCTTTCAAGTTGCTCCCCAAATAATAAGCCATATCCGTTGCAAGCTCTGAAGATTTAATAGCTGATGCCATATCCGCAGTCATGAATTTATGGGTATGCGCTACCTGTACGTAATCGGGGTACTTGTCCTCTGCTGCGTCGATTAAATCCTGGTACTTTTGCTCGATTTCATTAACTGAGCGACTGCGATCCCTGTGTGCGATCTTAGCATCCGCCCTCTCGTCAGCAAGCGCATCAAGATACTCTTCTGTGGTGGAGAATGCTGAAGGATCGAGCTTTGACTCAATTTTCAGGGGGGTGGGTTCAGCATTAGCTGCCATTTCCCTCTCGAACTTTCTGCGTTCCCGCGCAAGGCGTTTGCCAAGCTCGGCCTCAAATTCCTTTTGAGTTAAGGTTGGGGTTTCAACTTCAGGGGCTTCGGTTTCTGATTCCTGCCCTTCCTGCTCCGACCCTTCTGCCACTTCTCCAGTCTTCGGTACGGTCGTTGTTTCCGGTTCCTGTCCAGGGATTGTTTCCTGTCCTACTTCGATATCTTCTGCCATTTCAGTCTCCTTAGACTCCAGGGAATTCGCCCTGTTCGATAGGTGCTACTACTTTCAAACCCCTCGCTTTGCTTTTCCTCTGTGCCAAGCGGTTACCCCTAGAATAGCCCCAGGGATCGCAAACAGCGTTGCGAAGGCGGTTACCAATTCTGGAATCATCCGCAAAGCCTCTGTGTTTTTATCAATAACAGCATTATAACCGAGGATGCAACATAATACAACTACAAAACCGAAAGCCGTTCCTGATATAAATCCCCAATAAGGGCGCCAGAAGTATTGAGGCCA